TTTTCTGCCATTTGTCGAAACCATAAGTGCATAGCATTGTTCTGTCGCTCAGTCCTGCCTGCTGGCTTGATTGAGTACAAGTGATAGCTGCCTTGGCTGAACTGACCTTTTACAAAGTCTATAAAAAACTCTAGCTTTTCTTGACTATCTACAATCCACCTATGCCCGTCCATGTTAAGCCCTTGCCACGACAAAGTTTTCTGGAAGGTCTTTCATATCAAAGGCCGCGAAAGAGCTTGATCCATCATAGTTTGATCTTTGCTGCCCCGGTATCTTTCCCTTACTTCTCACAAGCTCGCGGCTGAACCAAGACCTGAAAACTTTTAAGTCACATAAAGCCCAAGAAAATAGACCAGACTCTTGCGCGTCTGCGAATCCGTAAAAGAAATAATCACCCCAGCCCTCTATTATTTTTCCTAGCTCTGTTTGCGTGCCGCTAGGACGAACTGTGCGAATAGTAAACTCATCTGGATAGGCGTCTGAAAATTTAAACTTGCGAACCCTGCATCCGATTCGGATCGCATCAAGTCGTAAGACCATCAGGTCGGTATTTCTTTCGGCGTCCTCTTCAAAGGGCGGCTCAGTAATGAGGTGAGTGCCAATTATTGCTTTGATTTCGGGCAAAAATCTGTCAGACCAGCGTTTATCGGTTTTCCAGTTATTCATCACCCGCCTCCTTCCCCCAAACGTCAAAGCCTTCCATCTTGCGGCGGTTGAAAATATCTATTCTTCTACCGCCAGTAACGCGCCTCACAACATCGTAAAACTCTTCTGGCTTTTCGCTGTGACCCCCTCTAGAGGCTTCAAAGCAAGTTGGAAACGCTTTAGTATCAAGAAACTTTGGCGACCCCTTGCGGCAATACAAAGCAAATTCGCAGTTGTATTGGGGCAAACCGATTGGCTGAAAGCCACCTGGCTTATGCCAAACAAAGGTGCAGACATACTTGAACCCCCAGCCCTCACTAAGTCGCAAAGCCATAGGCAGAAACTTATGGGTAGTCCATAACCACATATGACAGTCATCAGCGGCAGGCATTCTCAAGTCGGCCATTTCCGCTTCTGACATCGTTGGATAATCAAACGCCACCTGATTCTGACGCTCATCCCGATCAATCTTTTGCATCGGCCAAGGAGGGTCGATGACGATGACATCGTATACGCCTTCTAACGCTTTCTGCTCTCGGGCCTCGACCGACTCAAGGCTGGCAACAACTTCATCACGTTTAATTTCTCGAACCGCGTCAGCCATCTTAATTTCGCCTTGCTCTACTTTGTCGGCTAAATCGGGCCGCTCTTTAATTACTAAGGCAGCGCCTCGCAGTTTGCGTTCTGGCAGCTTAGTATTTTCTGCCATTTCCTTGCGGGTATCGCGCTTAGGTTTCTTATCGGGTTCATGGTCGGACACGTTGTCCGATTTTGACCGCTGAAGATTTCGGGCTGTGGCCGCGGCACTTTTGACTTTCTGGCTTTCAAGCTGACGTAACCGCTCCGCATTGATCGCCCTTTGATCATCAGTCAGATTTCGACGGGCTAATTGATTGCGGCGAATCCAGATAAGGGCGTCAACCTTACTGTCAAATTCCTTTTCTACCACCTCAAATGGCACAGAAAGGCGGGTGCAAATTTCGTATCGGTTATGACCATCTATAACCGTCCCAGACCACACAGTGAGGGGGTCGCGGCAACCGTCCTGCTGAATACTGGCCTCTAGCTCTTCCCGCTCATCTAGCCGCAAAGGCGGTATTAAATCGCGGAAGTCATTATCAATATTTAACAATCTTTCCATTTTTTACCCTCAAATAAAAATATCAATGAAATCAAGAATATGCCCACTTGGCCCACTTGGCCCCACTTCTGGGGGGCCGCCCCCTAAAACACGGGCAATGTGGGCAATGTGGGCAAACCGATGATTTTGTTGAAGTTTTTTTAGCGCCACTTTTCACCCTGCCAACGGTAATGTTTTGCATTGTTTGTAGGATTTCTTCTAAGTGTCAATATGTTGTTTTTCAGCAAATCCATACAGTTTCGGAGGGTCTTTTTTGTACATTCGTTCGGGTTCAAATCTTCTTCGTTCAGCATCCTAAATAGTTCAGCCTGACTATATTCAGCCCCGCCTTTCATTACGGACTCAAGGAACAGCACTTCGTCTTCATATTTGGCAAATGCCTTGCCGACATTGATCTGTGCCATCTGTTTTTTCTTTAGGTCACTAATGTCATCCCCATCCAAAAACTCAACAGAATCGACCGACTCTTCGTAGCCGACCGTCTCACTGGTCTGCCTGTACCGGAACCCGCCAGAGAATGAAATTTGCCTACGATCCTTTTCGTTGATTACTAATAGTTCCTGATAATTTGCAAACTTGTCATTCAGGGGGTCGAGGCCAAACATATTGTCTACGTCAGCCTTAAGATCGCCTACGCCTTCGTAAATCAGGCGACCGTCCAAGGATCGATGCTTATTACAATGACCTAACAAAATTACTGTGCCACCCGCTGCGGCAAATTCTCTGAAAACGTGCAGAATATCAGCCACCTCGCCCTTATTCAGCACTGATGCAAACTTCTTCAAGGTGTCACAGATAATAATTTTGCCGTCTGCCTCGCCTTCCTTCTGAATCAAACTGAGCATTCGTAGAGCATCGTCAGCGTTGCGTAGCGTGGGGTCTTGCGAGTTAGCCAAGGTAACCATTGCCATGCCATGTTTCATGCCCATTTCTGCCTTCTGGACTATGCCCCTGGCCCCGTCATCTTCGTTGAAATAGATAACGTCCGAGCCTTTGATCAAGTTATTGCGGATTGATTTAAAAAGGTTACCCAGAACCCAGACCGTCTTACCGGCCCCAGAAGGCGCGTAAACAAGCGTTACAGTACCGGTGGTAATCATGCCGGATATGACTTCGCGTTCGTTAGCGAGCCTCTCCTTCAGTTCTGCGAGGCGATGGTGGGTACTGGCGGCTTGTAGCCTTTGTAGGCTGGACAGGGGTTCGTTTATGTACTTCTCATAACGTCTGGGCTTTTGTTCTAATAACTTTTTGTATTCTTCTACTGGGTTGTACGTTTCATTCATTTCTGCGTACATGGCTTGCATGGACGCGATGAACTCATCATCTCTGACTGTCACTGCTTATCCCTTGTTTGTTGAGCGGAACCTATAACTCTGAATCAGCCAGACTACCTTGTCAACAAATTGCTTACCTTTTTTAAAGATCGCGAGGCTTGTCAACTTGCGTTATGTTGGGTTAAACTGCGTTTAGGTCAACAAAGGAGGGAAGAGTGTGGCTGATAAGAACAAAGGTGAAGTAGAGATTCATGGCAAGGTTTATCTAACTGTTGCCAGAAGGATTGATGATTTCAGAAAGTCGGAAGAGTTCAAGGGCTGGTCAATCGAAACAGAACTGGTGAGTGCTGAAGATTCAATGGTGGTGATGAAGTCAACTATTCGAGACAGCGATGGCAAGGTTGCAGCTACTGGATACGCTGAGGAGAACCGTAGCTTTGGCAAGATCAACAAGACTTCTGCGCTGGAAAATGCTGAAACGTCAGCGGTCGGCAGGGCCTTGGCATTCCTGGGGCTAGGCGGCAGCGAGATTGCCAGCGCCGATGAAGTATCTACAGCGATTGCACATGGTTCAATCAAGGATGCGATCGAACCGATCCTGCAGCATAACGAGGCGGCCAGAGAGAACTTCGATTCCATTTACTTTATCAAGGAATACATCAAGGCCGGTGATGTTGCCGGAGTTGCACAGATATGGCTGGAGTTGTCTAACGAGATAAAAGAAGCCTTATGGGTTGCCCCGACAAAGGGCGGCGTATTTACCACAGAGGAGCGGGCTTTCTTAAAGTCAGATGAGTTCGCACAAGCGAGGAAAGAGGCAGCATGAGTGAAGAACGAGATTTCGTAAACGGCATGATTATTAAGAAACCTAATAGCAATGCTCCAGATTGGGTTAAAGCCAAGGTGTCTATCAAACTTGATGACTTCAAAGGTTGGATTGGCGGCTTTGTCAAAGATAACCCCAATGATGAGTGGATAAACATCGACATCAAAGAATCACAAAAGGGTACTTGGTACGCCGAACGTGATGCCTGGAAACCTGAGAAAAAGGATTCCGCAGCCCCCGCAGCTAAGGAAACTGATGACATTCCTTGGTAAACTTAACCGCCGCCGCGTGACTCCTGTAGGCGGCATTTTTGCCCAGACCCCAAGCTCTGGGCTTTTTTTGAGGTAAAACTATGTCTGATAAGTATGTTTATTGGCGCGAGCTGGGCGATATGTTCAAAGCCTACACCGCACCCAAGTTAATGCGCGTCCTAGATAGTAACGGCATTCCCTATCGAAAAGATGCGAAAGGCAAACCAATGGTGGAGCGGGTACACGTTGATTCTACTGCTACGGATACCACCAGCGCAGCAGAAGCAATGGATAGTATTGAGGCGCTGATTGAAGAGTTCCCTACCAGCGTCACGATCCAGGCTGAGTGATATTTCCTAGTCCCTGATGGTACTTCACGTTTTCCAGGTGTTGTGCCATCACTTCCGCTTTAGACTGGCCGTGATATTCCACGGCTAACCTCATATCTAACAGTGCGGTATTCAGGCTTCTAGTCTGGAAACCGTCACCTTCTTGTTTGTAGATCGAAGCTAGAACCCTGCCAAACTTGCCGCGCTTGTCGATATACGTCCTGAGCATCACTGTGCAGCCCTCTGGCAGTTCATTTTTTAAGTAATCTTTGGCTAGGTTGCCGAGTGCTTTTGTCTCTACAGTGCCGCCTCGCGTCTCTGCGGTGTCGATAGCGAACAGCCTGACACTTTGCTTCAGCATCACGCTAAACCCTAAGTCTATAAGGCAAACTACGC